GACAGAAACAGAACCATTTACGAGATCCACACTGTTTTAGACATTGCAGGTTTTGAAGATATGGACCAAGCGGGGCAATCTACTGGCCTTAAGTTGCCTTATATTGTGACCATAGATGAAGATTCATCGACGGTTTTATCTATAAGAAGAAACTATTTAGAAACAGATCCTCTTAAAAATAAAATTAATTATTTTGTCCAATACAAGTTTTTACCAGGCCTAGGTTTTTATGGTTTAGGTTTATCGCACATGATTGGCGGTTTATCTAAGGCCTCTACATCAATTCTCAGACAGCTTATAGATAGCGGTACTTTAGCCAATTTACCAGCTGGTTTTAAAGCCAGGGGTATGCGTATAAGAGACGAAGATGAGCCGTTGCAACCAGGAGAGTTTAGAGACATTGACACAACAGGTGGATCTCTTAGAGAAAACCTAATTCCTTTACCAATTAAGGAACCAAGCAGTGTATTGATGCAATTACTAGGACTGCTTGTAGATTCTGGTAAACGTTTCGCGGCCATAGCTGACATGAACGTTGGTGACATGAACCAGGCCATGCCTGTAGGAACCACGGTAGCTTTGTTAGAGCGCGGTACAAAGGTCATGTCTGCGATTCACAAAAGACTACATTACGCACAAAAAATGGAGTTTCAGATACTTTCTAAGGTATTTGCAGAGTATTTACCACCAGTTTATGAGTTTGCTGTTGGCTCTGGATCTCAAGAAATTAAAAGCATGGATTTTGACGGCCGCATAGACGTCATTCCAGTATCAGATCCAAACATTTTTTCACAAAGTCAAAGAGTTACTTTGGCCCAAGAGTTATTACAAATGGTTCAATCAGCACCAGAAGTCCACGGACCCATGGGTATTTATGAGGCCTATCGACGCATGTATTCAGCGCTTGGTGTAGACAATGTAGATTCATTATTACAGCCACCACCAGATATGACCCCAAAACCGATTGATGCGGGCATAGAAAATTCTGGTTTACTGATGGGACAACCAGCTCAAGCCTTTGAACAACAAAATCACGCGGCCCACTTAGATGCTCATAAGAGTTTATTTTTAACAAGCATTGTGCAAGAAAATCCACAAATACAATCAATAATCATTAGTCATTGTATGCAACACTTACAATTCCTATCTGCTCAACTAGCACAAGAGCAGATTCCAGAAGAAACCATGGTTCGCATACAAGAGATTCAAATGCAAATGCAACAAGTCACTCCACAGGAGGCTCAACAAATAGGTCAACAAATCCAAATGATTTTAGACCAATTTAGTGCTCCCATCATGGCCGAACTAACTTCTGATTTTCTCCAGTCTATAGGCCAAGGCACTAGCGAAGATCCTCTTGTGGAAATCAGAAAAACAGAACTTGCACTTAAAGATAAAGAATTAGATTTAGATGCGAATAAATTTGTAGCCAAACAAGAACAAAGAGCGCAAGAAAAATTAATGGATGCAGATTTACAAAAACAGCGTATCAATGTGCAAAAATCAATAGCAGATGATAAACTCGAAGTAGCTATAGATAGATTAAAGCAAAATGCAGATCTTAAATTGTTAGAATTAGAGAGTAAACTTAGGAGATAAAATGACAACATCTTATAAACTTGATGCGGTAAAAAAGTTAAAACACGAAAAAGCTATTAGTCGAGCACAAGAAATGCAAGACAATGCTAGAGCTGTAATGGAGGCCCAAGCAAAAAAAGAGGCCAGTGACGCAAGAATAGCCGCAAAACAAAAAATTATTGACGCTGGTGGAGTCGTACCAGATCCAAAACCTGTTGTTGAGGAAGTAAAGCCAAAAAAGAAAGAGGCAAAAAAAACAACAACAAAGAAAACAACGGCAAAAAAAGAGCCAACCAAAAAAGCGCCAGCTAAAAAACGAGGTAGACCAGCAGGATCCAAAAACAAAAAATAATGGATGAAATAGATCTACTCGATAGAGTCAAAAAATTAATTGAAAACCGCGAAAGCCAAATTCAAGAAACTTTAATGTCTGGTGGTTTAAAAGATATTGAACATTATAAATATTTGCAAGGAGAGCTTAGTGCTTTATACTATATTGCAAACGAAATTAGTGACATATATAAAGGTTAATAATGGCAGAAACTAAAAAAGTGGCAGACGCATACATAGATCCAGATGATAGAATTTTGGATCCAGAACTCTTAGACAAATCAATTTTAGACCGCATGCCACAACCTACGGGTTGGAGAATGTTGGTTTTACCCTACGCAGGTAAAACAAAAACGAAAGGCGGCATAGTATTAGCAAAAGAAACAGTTAACCGTGAGGCTCTAGCTACTGTAGTAGCTTATGTTGTTAAAATGGGCCCACAATGTTATAACGATAAGGCACGATATGGTGACAAGCCGTGGTGCGAAGAAAAACAATGGGTTTTAATAGGGCGCTACTCTGGCTCTAGGTTTAAACTTGAAGATGGTGCGGAGGTCAGAATAATAAATGATGACGAAGTAATAGCCACCATAATCAATCCAGATGACATAGTGAGTTTATGATGAATGAACAAGAAAATGCTCAAGCTGTTCAGCCAGAGGCCGAAGAGTTAGAAGTAGAGGTAGTAGATCAAGTAGAAACCGCAGATGCTAAGTCTGAAACTGTTTCTACGGATGATGAATTAGAAAATTACACAAAAGGTGTATCTAAAAGAATCAATAAGTTAAACGAAAGAAATAGAGCCGCAGAAGAAAAAGCGGCTAGATTGGAACAAATGTTGGCTCAAAAAGAAATGGAAACGGCCAGCATGTTACAACAACAACAAGAAACCAAGGCTCAGTTATTGGTTAAAGAAGAAGAGGCTTTGGAGGCAAAGCAATTACAAGCTGATGATTTGTATAAAAAAGCCATTCAATCTAATGATGCTGAACTAATTAGCAAAGCTGACACCCTAAAAAGCGATCTCAGCATACAAAAAGAAAAGTTAAAAGTTGCAAAACAACAGGCAGAACAACAAAACTTTCAAAATCCACAGCTTGTGCAACAACCAGAAATGGGTGGACAAGCTCAAGCACAACCAGAACCTTCAAGAGAGGCAAAAGAATGGCACTCTGAAAATTCCTGGTATGGTGATGATACAGACCCAACAAATCAACAAGCTACGCAATTTGCGTACTTTACTCATTTTAATTTAATAAATGAAGGCTATGAGGCAGATTCGCAAGATTATTACGATCAGCTAAATAGTCGTGTTTATAAAGTTTATCCAGATCTTCAACCATCTGGAAATGTCGAGCAATCAGAAGGTAGACCCGCTGTGCAAAGAGTCGCCTCAACCTCTGTGGGAGGTCGACAAAAAACACAAGGCAAAAAGAACGGTGTAACTTTCTCAAAATCGGAAGTAGAGCGTCTCAGAGGATTGAAACCACACAACATGACAGAAGATGCGTGGTTAAAATCCGTTGCTAAAGAAAAACAAAAAATAGCCAACAGGGAGGCAAAATGACCGAAGAAAAAGTAACTACAACCAGACAATCCCGTGAATCCGAGTCTCACGCTAATACTACTCGTAGACAACCATGGAGGCCAGTTAGAAAGCTAGAAACCCCTCCTCCACCAGAAGGATATGAATATCGTTGGATAAGAGAATCCATGCTGGGCCAAGAGGATAGAAGTAACGTAAGTAAAAGACTAAGGGAAGGTTGGGAACTCGTAAGAGGGACTGATTTACCAACAGAATTTGTCTTACCTACTATGGATGAAGGCAGACACGCTGGCATAGTATATAACGATGGACTACTCTTAGCGAAGATTCCTGTAGAGACCAAGAATGAGAGAAATACTTATTACGAGGGTCAAACTGCTAAAAAACGTGAGGCATTGGATAACACAATTTTCAATGAGCAACGTAAAGATAGCCGTTATGTTCAGTATGATTCAAAAAGGGAGTCTAATGTTACTTTTGGGAAAAAGTAACGACATATAATAGGAGCTAAAAATGGCTAATAAAGATAGCGCATTTGGATGCAAACCTGTTCGTATGATGGGTGGGGCACCTTATTCTGGTGGTCAATCAAGATATAGAATCGCAAGTGGAGCTACAACTCCAATTTTTCAAGGCGATTTAGTAACTCAATTGACAGCTGGTGTAATTGGTAGACATACCGCAACTGGAACCGTTCCGATTGTCGGAGTGTTTAATGGTGTTCAATACACTGACCCAACCACAGGCGAGCAAGTTTTCAAAAACACATATCCTGGTAGTATTTCTGCTAGTGATATTATTGCAAGCGTAATAGATGATCCAAACGTAGTGTTTGAGGTCCAAGCAGATGATACCTTCCCGGTAGCAGATCTGTTCGGTAACTTCGACATTGTTGATGGTTCACCTGTTGGCGACACTAAGTCTGGAAGATCCAATCTTGAGCTAGACGTAACAACCGGTGCTACAACCGCAACGTTACCGCTCAAGTGTATTGACATCTCCCAGGATCCCGATAACGATGATGTAGCATCATCCAACACCAATGTACTATGTGTGATTCAAAACCACATCATGGGACAAAAAGGTGCTGGCCTAGCATAAGGAGCTAAATAATGGCAATATCAAGAGCACAGCTAGCTAAAGAGCTAGAACCAGGTCTAAATTCATTATTTGGTCTTAACTATGATGAATACGATCGTGAATACGAAGAAATCTTCTCTATTGAAGATTCAAGTCGCGCATTTGAAGAAGAGGTATTAATTACCGGTTTCGGATCTGCGCCTACGAAAACC